GCCTTTTTTCGTAAGGGTTCCTAAGGCAACAGCAGAATCCAAAACAACTTGTTTAAATTCCATGGTGCCCATGTTGGCCTGCTCAAGTCGTCTCCATTCTTGAAGCTTGACTGCCCCTTTACCAATTGATACCGAAAGGGCCTCCATAGCAGTTTCTGCACCTTGTATTCCCTTACCGGAAAGAGCTGCCCAAACCGAAATACCTTGCATTGCCTCGGTGGCAACACTTAATTCGACACCAGCAGAAGTGAATTTTCCGATGTTACGCACCATGTCCATGTAGCGGTAGCTTGTCTCGTCAGTAAACCACATTAACTGATCCATATAACCGGTAACTTCTTCGATTCCTTTACCGGTCGCGTTCATGATGGTTTGAACGGCTTCGATCTGTTGTTCATACTTAGTAAAGCCAGCAGTAAACTGGTCTAGAACCAGGAACTTGGCAGCGTTTATGCCGAAATCAATCATGGCGTCCGTTATTTTTACAAGAGCGGTTACTGCGATAACCTGTAATGCATCGAAATCCCAACCCAACTTTGTGGCTGAACTGGATACCTCGTCAAACCCTTTGGCTCCTTCCATGTTAGACAGGCTGTGTTTAAGGTTGTCTATGGAGCTGAGGCTGGTCTTAATTCCGCTTTCAAAATCGTTGTTGTTGAATTGCATCTGAACAATCCGTTCGTCGATTTCTCTACTCATAGACTTCTAACCTCCTTCCATGCTTCCTCCACAATTGTGTCAAATACGGGTCGAAGGGCCGGATTAATGAAATCTTGCCCCTGAACATATCCTCCCTGACGGGTGCCGTGGCCGTACTGTATCAATATGGCTATAGGCGTCCCCGCCGTTGTAAGATTGGAATTTGTCCACGTAATAGTGTAGGAATCTCCAGAGGAACCTACCGTATAATTCCAAGAGGAGGCGGTTGTGCCGGAATCTATGGGAGTAGCTGCGGAAAGCACCTGCACGCCTCTTTGTCCATACCTCTCAAGAACATTCAGTATCTTACGCGCGTTATAGCCCCTAAGAAACTTTTCAGTATTATTGAAATTCCCGCGATGATTGAAAGAGATTGCTCCCATTTTGACCGGCCTCCTTCTAACTCTTTATTGTGTAGTCTAAACTGATCCAGCCAAGGCCAGACTTGAGGCGCCCCCACTTTGTCGCGCCTTTACCCGTTGACTCTTCAACAATGGTATAGAGGTTCTTATCGTTGACCAACGTCCGAACCGGCGGTTGGTAATCCGTTCCCGGACCTTTACGGACATTTAATGCCTGGGCGGTTATACGAACCGTGTAATTGCAGCTTCCGGAAGACACAGTGTCGCTTGCCGGGGCGGTTACGACTGTCGAACTACCGCTCGTAAACAAAGTAGCGGCCGATCCGTTAAGACGCCGGTTAATCTCGGATACGAGCCATGGGATCTGACGCATGAAGTACGGTCCGGGACATGTCTTGTTCTTATACCAGCAGTGAAGGGTAATGATCATTTCGCCGTCTTTAGCCCACGTCTTAATCCATGTTTCAACGTTGGCGATCGTAATGCTGTCGGGTTTTTCATGATAGCTTACCTTCTTAAAGCCATAGAACTGTGCAGTTTCTACAGCCAGATTAAGCCAGGCGTTGATAGCCGCATCGCTCATGCTCCAGTCAGGAGAACCGCCGTTGTTTGCGATCTCAAAGGTAATGGCTTCGTGATCATTTACCGAGGACGAGGTTGTCCATGGACGATTCGTCTCTTCGACTCCAAGACCAATTCGTCCGTCGCCTCCTATGGCGTAGTTCGTAGATGCGCCGCCACCGGCCTGGAAAGCGGCAATGCCCAAAGTAGTCTCGACTGTGCAATTTCCAGCAACACAATGAGGAGTTAATCTTCTGACTGGGCCTGTACGGGGAACGGTTTTGTTTGGCGAAATCTTTTCAACCGTTGCTAATGCCGATTTTCTCCTAGTATTCATTGCCACCACTCCCTTCGTTCATTTCTTCAATAACCGTGGACGGAACATCGTCAGGGTTATTTACAACCGGTAATTCGACATTTGGAGCATTGTATTCTTTGAACATATCAACACCTATCCTTTCGTGTTAAGTTGTTGTCTGCGAGATTCGTTTAGCGCTTTTCTTTCGGAAATCATTTCTTTTTTACCTCGTTTGGCAGGCGGGCTGTTTTTAATATTGCACACCCTTATTAATGTGAGAAGCCTGTTTAAATGCCATTTCTGGCATTCCATCGGTATATTCTGAACAATCATCCAGTAATAAATAATCTCGGCAGTAATGACTTCTCTGCTGTGTCTTGCATTTTCTCTATCGTTAAACCACGTTGCCGTCATCGGAGCATTTATGTATTCCGTGATCCTGTCAAATATCTCCGATGAAAGATATATATAAGTATCCGGTTTGACATTCTGAGTTATGGTCATACACCGGATATAATCTATGATTTCTTCATTGGTTTTGTCTTCCTTTCCTAAAAAAGGCTTATGCCATTTTGATTCCCATTTAGAAAGGGAGACAAGAGAATGCTCCAGTTGAATATGCTGGGACTTTGTAGTGACGAATTCTTGTTTTTCTTCGTCATACAATTCTTGTCCAGGTATAAGAATTTCTAACATCCTCCTGCTCCTTTCTTAAATTACTGTTTGGCGCTTTGGGGAATTATGCCGTTAACAAAATCAGCAGCGGCCTTCCCGTCGGTAGCGAGTTCCATGAATAAATCGCTGTAAGCCTCAGTCTGGGAGAAGGCTTCCGATAATTCTTTCGATTTAACGAATCGTTTTCCGTCAGGCGTCTTCTCTCCGTAAGCTTTAAGAACGATGTCCTTGAAAGTGTTGATGATCTTTTTTGTATCCTTGGCAGCCACTATGCGTTTGAGCATTTCTCCCAATCCGCCAGCAGTTCCCATTTCCATTTCCAAAATTTCGGCCTTAGAAAGATTGAAGTAGAAATCCTCCGTTCTTTGTACGCCATCAAAATCCGTGTAAGTCATTGTTTTCTTTAACATAGTGTTTTCTCCTTTCAGTTATTTGTTGAATCAGGTTGTCATGCGTCTGGTTTGCTTGTCATGCGTCTGGATGTTGGTTGCTGACTAATCACATAAGTCAACGTGACATCCGGGTTGGGATCCTCTTTAAACATGATTTCGAGATATTGATCCAGTTCGCGCACATTGTTTACGGTAATGGTTTTATCATTAAGAACTACTTTTATCATCTTTGACTTCTCCTCTCTTTAATTGTGTTATGCCGCAGCAAATAATGTTGCAACTTCATCAGGAAGCGGTAATCTGGCTTCAATTCCGGTACCGGCTCCGCCCGAATCGTCTTTTCCGTACAGAATATCCTCAAAGGCTTTCAGCTTATCGGGATCAACCTTAGTTGAATCGATAGTGATGGAGGCCGTCGGTTTAAATCCGCCCACGTTTACGGGAGTGGTAGCTACTTCCCATGAGAATGTAATTGCTTCGGGCGAATCATTAATGGTTCCGTACACCTTCTCAGACGGAGATGCTACTGCTCCGTAAATAAGATGCAATTTGTATCCGAACTCGTTCATTTCGATGTCGTTGCCGACAACCGTCCTGTAAGACAGCCCGAAAGCCTGCCTGGACTGCTGACCAACGTATACGCCATCGGCCAGTTCACCGGAACCGTCGCAGACCATAAATTCGTCCGGATATGTAAATGCTTCGATAGTTGCGCCAAATTCTTCGGCTGACATCAGGGTTAAATACTTAATATCGTCGGCATACAAAGGGGTTGGCTCTGCTCCGGAAGGGCTTTCCGTAATGCCGGTCAGACCATTCCACGCGATTCCTAAATTATAAAGGCCGTCGGCTGTTCTGGGATACAGAACGCCCTGGCGTACACCTGTTTCATAAAAACGTTTTCCGGTTTGATCCCAAGTAATTCTCATTATTGTTTCCTCCTTAATAATAGACATTAAAAACATCGTGATTTAAATTGTCCGCTGTGTAGTGCCTGTCAAAGCGACACAGCGGCAATCTGATAATTCTGTCCGGAATGTCGCTGTCCGGATTTGAATCTATTACGGTTACTGTGTAATTGTATTGATGGTTGTATAACTGATTATTGGCGAACCGTGTATCGATCGAACTTCGATTGTATACTATACACGGGTATTTCATCTTCACCGTACTTGGTGGCTGAAAATATACGTTACCGGTTCCAAGCAAATCAACTAATATAGCGTGAAGTTCCTGACGTCTGCTCATTGTACACTCCTCCTATGGATAAAATTAATCGAGGGCGCTGAACCTCTATTGACGATATTTGCCATTTAGCGCCCATCCATTGTATGTATCGCATCGCGTGAAAATTTTCATAAGCAAACGGATCAGCGACTATGCTAAGGCGGTTATTAACGTTCAGGTTAGAATTAAGATTCTCGCCTTCGCGCCAGTTGCTGATGATTTTCAAAACGTCTCCGGTATAGTTTCTTTCGGTTATGACTTCTGTCCATACGCCAGGAGAGGTTTCCGTGGTTTCAGCAACATAACCTATAATGCCGTAAAATTTTCCCATTGTCCGTCTCTCCTTTGCTGCCATTTTGACCTGGCTTAGCCTACAGCCGTTCTTTCCATAATTAAAGCGGCTTTCGGACGGGTCAGTGCTCCGGAGACGCGGGTCTCAATCAGGTACTTGTTCTGGTTGTAGTCGATGTCGAAATCGTCAAACATGTTTACTTCTCCGCCCTTATCTGCTCCGATTGTGTAATCCTTAAGGTTAACCACAATACCCAGAAGCTCCAATTCGTCCGTACCAACCGTTCGGGCAACCCCGTTCATCAGTTCAACTTCGACGATCTTGCTTACGCGCAGCACAGAAGCTAATTCTGTAACGTTGCTGTAGATTCTGCGACCCATACCGTCCTTAACCAACAGCATCTCGGTTAAAAGGGACGTTGAGGTATACAGAGCCGGAGTACCGGAACCCTTGTAGAACTTGCGTGCGCGGATGAACTCGTCGATAATGTCGTCGATCTTTGTGTCACCCTTTACGGTTGACCGATGCACGAAGAAGCTTCCGTCATCCAACGCAATCGGGCGGATGTTCTGCTCATTGATCTTATCTTCATCCGAGATGTCCCTTCCATCACCGATAAGGATCGCCCTTGCAAGCTCCTCGTCCAGCATTCCGCGCATTTCTCTTTTTAACCAGACAACAACATCAAAATCGGTAATGTCAGTCTGATCATCACGATCCAGTTTCTGTTTCTTGTAGACGGTTGTCGGCGTAGTGATGCGCTTCATCAGTGGAATAATCTCTTCTTTTTTACGATTGCCGGTGATATATCCCTTGGCTCTTGCTTCTTCTACCGTAAGATCGGCGAACATGGTTTTGATCCGGGAAAATGGAGTGTGGGTTGTACTGGATAGTACATCGCTTACCCAATCATCCGGACGCTTGTAGGTCTGTGGGCCACCGGAATCAACGTTTCTTGCATCGGGGAACAGGATGTCGATCGGATCGAATCCGTACTCGGCAGCGTGAATCAAGAAGCTGTCTTTCAAAGAGCCATGACGTTTGGCGTCGGTAAGAATCTCCGACAACTGGGCATGAGTCAGTGTATTCTTTGAGGTATCTGTAGCGGACTGGTCAAATACATTTGTTTTCATAGTAGAATCTCCTTTTTTGTTATTGTGTTTGAGGGCCGTGTCTCCTTCTTCATCGGATTGGGCCATTTCTCCTTCAACGAGAGCCTGGGCGATCATCGCATAAACTACTGTTTTCTGGGTTTCGTCCAACGTATTGAAAATATCTTCAACCGTAGCATCTTCGGCGTAACCGGCATGCACGATTTCGCCGCCGGAATCATTATTCAACCCCCGAGCTATCATGGTATGAACGGCAGACTTTTGCGCTTCGGTAAGGGCGTCAAATATCTCGTTAGCCGTCCCGTCAT